TCATCACCGCTGTCGTGAAGCTCTCGCGCAGCAGGGTGCGCGACCCGGCGGGCTGGCCGGAGCGCACGTTCCAGCTCACCGCCCGCAGCGCATCGAAGGTGGTAGAGGGTGGCGAGGCCGCCAGGATCCAGTGGCCGGACACCTGATCGCGGGCGATCAGCAGCGGCACCGCCTGGCGGTTGGTGAACCGGTGCTGGCTGTAGGCGAAGACGAAGTATTCAGCCCCCGCTGCCAGCGACCAGCCCACCTGGGCGTTGAAGGGCAGTGGCGTGGTGCTCCAGGTGCCGCTGCTGGTGCCCACCTCTCCAGAGGGGTACACCCAGCTCACCTGGTCATCGCCGCCCAGGAAGGGCTCACGGTTGGCGATGCCCGGTTTGATCTGCAGGTTGGTGCCGGTGAGGAACACCTCCAGCAGCAGCACCGCCGGCTCACCGCCTGGGGTGAGCTGCGACAAGGTCGCCTCCAGGCGCCAGCCGCAAGGGTCTGTTGCGGTGGCGTTGGGGTTGGGGGCGGTGGCGATGCGCAGCTGGTGCTGGCTCACCTGGGCGTTGGCGGCAGCGATCCAGTTCTGCAGATAGCCATTCACCTCGGTGGCGACGGAGGGCCAGGTGGTGTCGGTGCCGAGGCGGCTGATGTCGATCAGGGTGCGGCTGCTCATGGGGTGGGCCTCATCTCAGGGCGCCAGCACGACGGCGGTGACGGTGAGGGCGATGGCGGCCTGAGCCGTGCCGGTGTTGCGCACCAACGCCCGCAGCAGCGGCGCCGCCACAGCGGTTTCAGTGGAGAAGTAGGTGCCGCCCGGCGGGGCGGTGATCGTCAGGGCAGCGGTGGTGGTGACCAGTTCGAGCAGCACCCCGCTACCCGGAGCCGGGTCCTGGGTGATGGGGCGGCTGCCATCGGCCTCCCGGGCCGCTGCCGAGCTGTAGAAGCTCACCCAGCCCGGCGCATCGGTGCTGACAGCCAGGAAGTGGCCGATTCGGCCCAGGCCCGGCAGATCGAGCAGGGCGCTGGCCCCGGGCAGCAGGGGCGTGGTGGTGGCGCTCACGCTCAGCCGCTGGCCAGGGACCTGGGTGCGTGGCAGCCAGCTGGCCATCAGGGCAGCACCTGGATTCGGCGGATCGCCCGCACCTGGCTGGCGCTGGCCAGGGTCTTGCTCTCGGCGTACTGGGTGCCCATGTAGGTCGTTCGCACGAACGCCGTGCCGCTGGCGGCCTGCGTCGAGGTCCAGTGGAAGAAGGGATCGTCGCCGTAGGTGTCGTCGAAGTGCCGGAGCGTCTCAGCGCCATTGGCCCGGAACGCCAGCACACTCGTCAGCGCTGGGTTGCTGTCGGTGTAGTTGCCGCCTGCCGGCACCGCATAGGGGTTGGCGCCATAGCCCGCCCCGGAATAGGTGCCAGCCGCAGTCGCCTCCGGCTTGAAGGCCCGGTACAGCACATCCCACTCCTGGGAGGCGGGCAGGTACCAGTCGTCGTACCCGCCGATGTTGAGCGAGCGGCAGAACTGGGCGGCCGGGTGGCTGGCGTTGTTCATCGCCTCGGTGTTCGCCCACCCATCGAAGACACTCGTGGTGCCGGTGCTGGCGGTGTTGGCGCTCTTCCACGCCACGTTCAGCAGCGAGCCGGCGGTCTTGGGCGAGATGATCAGGGCATGGGTGGCCACGCCATTGGCGGTGTGGCTGATCAGGCCGGCATAGAAGCCGCCCTGGAAGGAGCTGCCGATCACAGGCAGATCGGCCACCCGGATCGGGCCGAGCACGTAGACGGTTCCCGTCGTCAGATCGAGGTAGAGATCACCATCGACGGCACCGGGAATGACGGCCGGTGGGGCGCCGATGCCGGTGAACCAGCCGGTGCCGCGCGGGCCGATCGCTCCATCCGCGCCGGCCGGGCCCTGGATGCCCTGGGGACCCTGCGGGCCAGCTGGCCCCTGCGAGCCGGTGGCGCCGGTCGGCCCCGCCACGCCGGCTGGACCTTGCGGGCCCTGGATCGAGCCGCCGTTCACCCAGCTGCTGGCGGCGCTGTCCCACACCCGCAGTGAGTCATCAGCCTGCACCAGGTAGGCATCGCCCTGGGCGGCATTGGCGGGCAGGGCAGCGAGGGTGGCCACCTGGCCCTTGAAGTTGATGCCGATCCCCGCCGGGCCCTGAATGCCCTGGGGTCCGGTCGGCCCGGCCGGGCCAGAAGGTCCAGCCGGGCCTTGTGTTCCCTGCAATCCTGCGGGCCCCTGCGGTCCCTGGGGGCCAGCGGGACCCTGGGGGCCCTGCAAACCGGGCGAGCCCTGCGGACCTGCCGGGCCCTCAGGACCGCGGATCGAACCGGTGGAATTCCAGGAACCCATGGCAGGAGCAGTGCTGGCCAGGCCTTGCAGCCAGGCAGGTCACTGCCTATTGCCAGGGATGGACTCCATCGCCCTCTATGGGGGTCAGATGACCATCTGCCGCAGGTTCACCGCCGAGGTGTTGAGCAGCATGTAGATGTAAACAATCTCGGTATTTCCCTCGCGGAAGGTGACATCAAATGCCGTGTCGCCCACCGCCGCCGCACCCTGGGGGTAGAGCATGGTGGTCCAGCCATCCATGGCGGACTGGGCGAAGTCGTAGCGGAACCAGCGGCTGGTGGCGTCCTTCTGCAGGTAGAGGAAATCGCCGTTGTACGCCAGCTTGGTCCCCGTCGTGAAAGTCTCCGTCGCTGGGGCATAGGGGAGGGCGTTCTCCCAGCTGCCTGCGGCTATGTCATAGCGATCGAGTACTGCGGATCCGCCGCCACGGAAGGAATAGAGGTAGCGGCCATTGCGGATCGCGGCCTCATTGCTCCAGTCAGTGGCACTCACCGAGTGGATCCAGTGGCCGGAAAGACCGGCCCCCGGCGCGGCGGCGCGAGCGGTGGTGGGCGTAAGGGTGGACCAGCTGTTGGCGCTGATGCTGTAGCGGTAGAGCGTCACAGAGTTGTTGCCGATGAAATAGAGGAAGTCGTCGTTGCCCTCGAGGCTGTACTGGCTGGTGGCATCGGGAGCGGTGCTCCAGGCGCTGCTCACCGTGAGGGTGGTGGCGGTGTTGCTCGCCACGGTGCGGATCTGCCCGGCGCCGGTGCCGGCGGTGATGCGCAGCTGGCTGTTGGTCCACTGGTTGATGCTCCAGCTCTTGGCCGTGTTGGTGAGGGTGGTGCTGCTGCCGCCGGTGGCGGTGCCTGTGGCAAAGGAGCGGAAGCCGTTGTCGATCCAGGCGGGGGTAGCGATCAGGCGGCCATCGGTGCCGATCGTGGCCGGCAGGCCCGTGTTGGAGAGGCTGATCCAGCTGTTGGTTGCGAAGTCGTAGCGCCGGAACGAGCCTGCAGCGAGGGTGCCGGCCCCGAGCACAAAGAAGGTGGGGGTGAGCAGGCGGTACTGGCTGGTGGCATCAAAGGCCGTCGCTTCTGCTTCTGTGAAGCTGAGCAATGCATTGGCGCCGAGCGTGTTGGCCGCGATGGTCTTGAGCCGGCCGGCATTGGTGCCGCCCACGATCAACACGCTGTAGCCCCGCAGGTCCCGCTGCAGGTTCTGGTTGGTGGTGAGGCTGGTGGTGGTGCCGGCCGTGGCGGTGAGGCTGGAGGCAGCAGCGGTGGCACCGGTGGAGAAGGCGGCGGCGGTGCCGCAGGCGCCAGCACCAAAGGTGCCGGCAAGAGCAGGGGAGGGCACCTGCACCCAGCCATCCTCTGCCGGGTTGTAGAGGAAGGCCGATGTGTTGGATTGCACCAGCAGTTGCTGCTGGCGGTAATGCCGGCTGGAGACGATGAAGTGGCCGGCGGCGGTGGCGGCGGGCGCGGGGGTGCAGAACTCCCAGCGCTTGAGATCGAGGATCTTGCGGTTGCCGTTGCTGATGGGCATCTCAGCTCACCGTGATGTTGCGCCGCAGCCCATCGGCGGAGAGGTGCATCAGGGCGGGGATCTGATCGTTGGCGCCGTAGCCGCCCACCTGGCTCTGGTTGGTGAGGGTGGTGAGGGTCCAGGTGCCGGATTGGGTGGCGGCAACGGTCGCTGGGGCGTAGTCCAGGCTCACCCGCATCCGCCCGGCCGCATCAGGCGTCATCAGACCGATGGTGCGGGTCAGGGCAGCAACCGCGAGCCGCAGCGACTGGAGGGTGGACTCCAGGGCGAGTTCGTCAAAGGCATTGCGCAGGGCCATCAGTTCACACCGTCCTCGATGTAGAGGGTGAGGGCCCCGCCGCTGGTGTCCCACCACTGGTAGCGGGAGGCGCCGGCCAGCTGTTCGGCGCTGGGCGGGCTGGCCTGGATGAACAGGGGATCAGCGGCGGGGGTTGTGCCCCATTCGCTGTCGTGGTCCGCGGCGCTGCGTTTGCGCAGGAGCTGGCCGGCGCTCCCCCCAGCCGGCACGCCTGCACCCTGGGGGCCCGGCGGTCCGATCTGGCCTGGGGGGCCAAGCAGGGAGGCCAGTTGGGTCCAGAACAGGGCCACGGCAGCGAGTAGCGGCGATTACTGACTCTTGCCATGGCCTGCTCCAGGGGCGCCGCCAGGTCCGTCATCAGCCAGCAGCTCCCCCAGCCGCTGGGCGATGAGCAGCAGCTCCTGCTGCCGCCTCAGCTGCCAGG